CGGGTCGCCGTCTCTATCAACATCATCCATCAGCCCCAATCCTTTCGATCTTCCTCGTTCCACCAACCCTCGAAGTACGCATCAACCTCTTCAACAGTCATATCAACCTCGGCTACAACATTACCACCCAGGTTATCCAACCAAATATGTGGCTCTGGCCCTCGCCCATAATATCGATCAGCCGAACCGCGATCAGAGGCCCTCGCCTCTCGGTCCATGGCCCATGCTTTTACTCTTCCCATCACCAATCCTCTCTAAATACCTTGCGGAATATCTCATCCAACATGTCTTCCATCTCACGATCCGTCATCTTCTTCTCCCTTTCCCCAGTAACGTATGTGTGGTTTGTTGTCCGTCGCTTCACTGACCTCGACATAAATAGTATAGCCGTTGATCATAATGTAACCCGACACAGGACTTCGAACGTCAACTATCATCTTCATCCTCCAATATCTGTACGTCTGTACCCCAGACCCAATCGCCATCCGATGGATCAGGTTCATAAAAATCGCCACCATCGATGTTGTTCTTGATCCAATACCAAATCTCATCCTCTGGAATGTCGTCAGGCACATCGCCCACCCACTCCATAAACGAAATCATATCCGCTTGTGCTTTAACTCTAGGCATCTTCGATAAACGCAAAGCCACCGCCATTGCCCTCCTCATCTCTGGACAACACAAACTTAAACACATCGTTGCCCTTTCGCATCGTGAACGTAGGCCACGAATTATGATTGTCATATCTGTCAGGAACCATACTGAAGTCTATGATCTTCGCGCCTCTCAACTGACCGAAATGTTCTCTATAAAATTTCATAGCTTGTTTATCCAGTATCATACCGCTTCCTCCTCAAACTCTGGTTTCCACGAACGATCTACACCGTTGATGTACTCGCCCTCGAACATGCCACCCTCGTCCTGATAGTCAGCATGAACCTTGACACCCATCTTCTGTAACTTGTCCCACACTGGAACAGGTGGTGCCCATGCCGTCCAACAACGGAATGAAAAGTGTTTCATATCACCTTCAACAGTAGGCTCGTCACAAATCTCAGCCTCACAAATATCCCACTTCGTATTCCAGTTTTCATTGCACCAGTCGTACCAGTTCGGAATACCTTTCGCCTCGCACATCTTGCGCTCTTCCTCGCCCAACAAACCATGAAACAGGTTAGTTGGCTGTGGAATAACTTCATCCAAAAATCTCTCGTCCTTGACCGCCTTGTATAGACGATCAATTTCCTTTGGGTTACCTGCTAGGTAAACACTCTGATAACAATGATTAGGCATTCTCTTTCCTCCTGATAAAAATCCACCTGTAAATGTATTTGATCTCAACCTCGTCCCCGATGTCAAAACCCCAGTGCTTTACGTCCGCACCAACGATGTCAATGATCGGACGATCCCCCTTGCCAGACACCTTGCGTCTGCCATCAGGAGTAATCTGAATAGTCACACCCTCATCAACATTGTGTGTGATAAACCTGTCACCGCGACCAATACCTGACGCAGTCAACCGCTTGCCCTCCAACCAAATGCGAGGGCGACCTCGGTTCGATCCTATCTTGTACTCTTGTATCATGCTAATGCACCCCACTGTATTGCCATCGCATCCGCGATGCCTTGATAAAATTTAGAACGCAACTTCCAACGGTCCGCGCTCGGTGGTAACTTGTGACACTCATCTCGTGCCGTCGATCCGTCCAAACTCCCAGTCCGAACCAACTTAGGTAAATTACGCAACCATAAACATGTGCGCTTCTTTACATTGTCCTCACTGTCATCAGCCTCCGCATATTCCCAAGGCTGTACACTCTGAGCAAACGGCTCGTAGTTCTTGATCCTAACCTTCGCATGCTTGTGCATCACAGGATTCTCAACCGCGACCATCGGTATGTGATCCACGTTCCATACGTTTGAAAATAATTCTGCACCCTCGTCCAACTCACGCCACATGTCCGCGAGTGTTCGATTAGGTGGAGCCTTGTGTAACCAACGCACACCAGAATTACACAACCTCGTGCATGGTGGATGCATCACAGCCAACAGATCCCAGTCATCCTTCATCACGTTCCGAATGTCATCCTGAATGTGACGATTAGTAGGACGATCCGATGGTAATATATCACAGGACCACGCATCATGGCCCATTCTCAAGAATGCATCGCGTACTGTACCAGATGTCTCGCAACCTATAAGTACCTTCATTATATTAGTTCCCTTCTGTATTACTTGTTGAATATCCCCAATCTATACCAATGCAATAGATAGTCAAGCTTTTTCTTTGGAGGACAGTGAGTACACTATAGACACATCTAGCGAGATTTTTTGTTTTTTTTTTTTTTTCATTCAAATCTAGTGTCCTCACCGTCCTCAAACGTCCTCAACTCAAGTATATATAGTTTAAACTGCCCTGAATTGAGGACAATGTGAGGACAGTGAGGACACTTCTGGGAAGAAAACGCCTATATAGAACTGATTGATAAAAATTATTTATTGGATTAAGTTGTGATTAACATACAAATGAGGGACGTATGCCGAGCGTAGCAAAATCTATTGAAAAAGAACATGGTCGCCAGTTGACCAACCGCCAGAGAACTTTTGCAAGACACATTGTGGAAGGGATCTATTCGAATACTGAATGTGCAAGGAAGGCAGGGTATTCTGCCGAGGTCGCTAATGTTTCAGCTTCTAAACTTCTAAACGGTCGAGACTATCCGCATCTCGTTGAGTACATCCAAGAACTGAGAGACGAAAGAGAGAGAAGATATGGAGTTACTACTCTTGGTCAACTCGAACGATTGTATAAGCTTTCGCTTGGAGCCGAGGATGCAGGACATTTTTCAGCCGCTATCAATGCCGAGAAGATAAGGTCTGCACTAGGTGGGCTGACTATTGATAGACGAGAAACAATCAACACGATTGACCAACTATCAAGAGATGAAATCACTGCTCGATTAGCCTCCCTACAAAAACAATACCCTCAAGCTTTTGTGATTGATGGTACAGCGGAGGATGTAACAGATGAGCAAGGGACCGGAGTCGAACTTCTGGCAATCGATCAGGACGAACCTACCTAAAAAATGTTTCGCGACTAGGATTGAGAACAAGCATGGTGGTGGTGTGCCTGATGTTCACATGGTCTGGGATGGTCTACCCTTTTGGATGGAGTTAAAGGTAGCTAAATCTAATAAAGTAAATATATCTCCTCACCAAGTTGCTTGGAATATGGCCTATTACGCTCGAGGAGGGGCCAATTTCTTCTTAGTAAAGAGGGCCAAGGAGAGAGACCTACTTTTATTTAGGGGTGATCAGGGGGCCGCTCTGTCGTCCTGCGGCCTGTCTTGCGCCCTTGGTTCTCGGTTCGAGGGTCCTGCGCCCTTGTTCTGCGCCTTGCGCCCTGTTCTTGAGGGTATCTTGCGCCCTGCGTCTTGCGCCTTGGACCATGATAGCGATAGCCTGGACAAAAGAAAAGAGGGCCTCGGCCCTCCCCTTTAGTTTTCATTGCATAAGTATTTCTTTTAATTCCTCGACGCTTAATCTTAGCATCATCGAGTATGCTTGAAGTGTAATGTTAGGATCTTGGTCATAGTATTCTATGATCTCTTGATCCGTCCACTCGAACATTGGTTTCGGTGTAGCAACTACACCGTTTCCGATGTAGATGCCTGTGTTCCAGTCTGGTTTTACTTGTGGTGTTTTCATTTTTAATGCTCCACTATTGCGATTGATTTTGCTTTACTAGATCCCTTGCAAAGTTTGCAAGCTGTGCATTGAACCCGACGCCCTGCTTCTTTGGAGGCCGGGCAAAGTGTTTCGTTTGCTTTGTCTAGGTCCAATAGATCTTTGATTACTCGGAAGGTTCGACGACCAGCGGCCCAATGTTCTTTCGCTTCCTGGTAAGTGTCCGCTGACTGCATACAGATCTCGGACATTTCGCCTGGCTGGTGTGTGTATGCTGTCCAGGTCAAAGCTTCTTTTAATAGATTGTTCCAAACATATTGGGGCACCGCTGCCGGGTCTCCGTATGTTCCAAGCCTTACAAAACGACCCCGGCCCATGTCCGTTGCGTTGCCGGGTTGATATCGCCCGGCCTTGTAGGACTTCCAAACAATCAATGGCCCTTGAAATAGTTTGACATAACAGCGACGGCCTTTTGCAAGCTTGCGCTTTGGATCGTCGGTAGCTTCGCCACGCATGATGCAAGAGCCACAAATAGAAAAGTCTTCGCCCGTCTTGCTAGCTTCCATTGGGTTTATATCTTTGCAGAGAATGTATGTCTGGACTACGTGACCAGTTTTAGTGTTGCGATCCGAATAGACCGCAACAACTACAATAGGCTTATCGTCTAATAGACTAGGCCCTTCATATAAAATGGCACTTTTCATTGGTCGCCTTTAAAGTTATTCATGCCCGGGTTTTGATCTGCCCATAGTGACGCGGCGTCCAATAGGCCCGGGAAATTGTTCCGGATAATTCCGAGATTGTAATGATCCATTTGAGCAAGTGCGCTGTGCAACTTGTCAATTGCTAGGTCCAGATCAAAGGCTCTAGTATCTGCCATTTGATACTCGCTAACCATGTAGTCTCTAAAGTTTTTCATGAGATAATATCCTTTCTACTGTCTCGAGATTATTCTAAACGATTGTATGTAGAACACAAGTAAATAATTATTAAGGCTTGTAAGTTTTTCGTATGTCTTGCGGCCTTGCGCCTTGCGCCTTGCGGCCTTCCTTTTAAATGCTTTGCGGCCTGGATAAACCAGGCCGCGTTGCAGAAAGGAGGCCCATTTCCCAAGGGCCAGGGGATTACATTATTCTTATCATTTCTCTAGCTATCAAGATCCAGACTATGATCGTTGCGCCTAGTGGTAATACCACTAGGCCGAGAGATGCGAGGGCATCGAGTATAAGTTTCATATTCCTATCCTATATCGAGGCCAGTAATCTAAAGCGTCGTCGATCACTTCCCAATTAATCCCGATACTTGTATCGTGTGCAGCATGTATTTCGTGCAGCAACTTGATTGCATCAGGCTTATCAATTTCTATCCCACGTAGTTCACACCTTTCGAGGATATCATTTACGTGCCAAGTTATTTCTATAGTTTCAGGTAATGCCATTCTCGTTTCCTTTCTAGTTGAGTGCATTGGATGCCAGCCCCTCGAGGCTGGACACCAATAGACTTAACCGGGATATTCGTCGCGCCATTCTGGATCAGCGTCGATCAATGCTCCGTTTTGTATAATGTCCCGGGCATAGGTATCACCCATCTCATATGATCCATCGTGCATATGGGGTGATGTTGCCGCAACAAACCATCGAGCATATGGATCTTTAGCTTCAGCATCCGAGTGCTTGTAGGTTTTCAAGACTTTCCAAGTCCAACCAAGAGCATTTGCATATGTTGCGTATGGTTGATCAGCTTTACGGGCTTTTCCGAATGATGTTCTAGGCATTGTGTTTCCTTTCTTTCCTAATTGAACAAGTTTAGTATGCCCCACATTCAAGTGGGGCACAAGTTTTATTTTATGATCCTGGACTTAATTCCAAATGTTTTGCGTCAATTTCTTCTTTGAACACATCACGAGCGTCTTGGTTTGGATCTTTCTTCAAGCCCTTCCATTGTAGATAAGCTTCAGTCAGACGAATAATCTCTTCAAGCCTTTCGACTTGATGTTCTAATGGTGTATCGTCTCCGAACCCTATCACGAATGGAAGACGGTTAGCGTCTCCGCTAGAGTAGTCTGAGTTAATGTCACTACGGCGACACATATAGCTGTCACCGTCACGTTCTGTCCAAAAATAAACATCAACGTCATTTTTGTGCCACCTCATCCGTTTCCAAAATGAACCTAACGGTAAGTCGTGATCCATTTGAAAGCGGGGTAAATATGGGTTTTTCATTTTGGTTTCCTTTCTGATTGATTAGATAGATAGTGCCCCACATTCAAGCGGGGCACAAGTTTTATTTTAGTGGCCTTTCAGCATCGCGTCGGCACCCCATCGGAAGCGTTCGTCAACTTGTTTTTTGAACTCAGCATTGCTGTAGTTCGACGCATTGGTATGCAGACCAATATGCTCTTTAACTTCCTCGGGCTGTATTGTGATGGGATCACCCTTAGAGTTGTAGCGCCATGGGCTATGAACTCGTTCGATTATGTAGCATCGGGTGTAGAACTCTTTCCAGTTCTTTTCGGTGATCGAGTTCATGCCTACTGACATTGTCCCCATGATTAGAGCGTAAGTTGTAGGCCATACGTCGTCAGATTTATAATCTGCTTTAACGTCGATTAGGTCATAGTTTAATGGCATTGTATTTCCTTTCTTTGGTTGAGTGGGAGGCCGAAGCCTCCCGATTGATTTACTTCTTATTTTTTGCGGCGTCTTTTGCCAGAGCAGCCCCAGTTTCAAATCTATTGTTTAGATATTGATTGCATAATCTTTGAACAGCTTGCTCTTTTGTTACTTCAAAATGTAGCTCATGGCTCATTTCTTCAGCTACTAGTTCGATTGGGGATTTTTCTTTTTTCATGAATCTTTGCATTGTATTTCCTTTCTTTGGTTGAGTGGGAGGCCGAAGCCTCCCGATTGATTAGATGATTGGTTCGAACTTCTTTACCTTGCCCATGGTAGCGTAGTTTTCCCATGTTCGAGGCTTGTTCTCTTTCCACCATTGTAGATTAGGTGCTGTCATCCTAATAGTGAATGTCCATTGTGCCCATCCGTTGATGACGGCTTGTGCTCGTAACTCTTCACGTTCCTTGCCAAGCTTTTTGATCTTAGCTTCTAGCTTTGAGATTTTGTCCAGTGTTTCTAGTTTTTCCATTTTGTATTCCTTTTTGATTGAGTGGGAGGCCGAAGCCTCCCGATTGATTTACTTCTTATCTTTTACGACAATGGTTGCCGATCTAGTGTTGAGGTATTGATTACACAAGCGTTGGATTGCTTGCTCTTTCGTTACTTCAAAGCCTAGCTCATCACTCATTGCTTCAGCTACTAGTTCGACTGGTGTTGGCTCTTTTTTCATAAATCGTTTCATTTTGTGTTCCTTTCTAAATGAACTGTAACAACTTGTTACAAGTAAACTTGTAATTTACGAATTGTTATAAGTCAACAAGCAAAACACAATTAATTTACAATTAAATCACTTTTTTTCGATATAGGCTTTTGTGTTGCATATAT